TAAGATAGGGGTTTACACTTATGGCTTTAAGTGAAGTACAGATAGCACCAGGTATAAACAAACAAGTTACTCCTACAGGAGCAGAAGGTAAATGGATTAATTGTGATAATGTTCGTTTCCGTTATGGGTATCCTGAAAAAATAGGTGGTTGGGAACAAGCCACTACAAGTACACTAGTAGGTGTTGCCAGAGCTATGCACTTATGGGCTGACACATTAGGTCGAAGGTACATTGCTGTAGGAACTAATAAATCTTTATTTATTTATTATGCTGATGCTTTTTATGATATAACACCTTTAAGTACTGCACTTACTTCTTGCACCTTTACTTCTACAAATGGTTCAGCAACAGTCACTATTAATAAAGCAGCTCATGGATTAGTAGAGGGAGATTTATTTTTATTTAGTAGTGTTACTTTACCTGGTGGGGGAGCTACATCTTTTACTGGTGCTAATTTTACAACAAATACTTTTCAAGTAGTAACAGCTTTATCAGATAGTTTTACAGTAACTATGTCGGCTAATGAAACAGGAACAGCTATGTCTGCTGCTGGAAGTTGTACTGTTACACCTTATTTTAGTATTGGTGATTCTATACAAGTAGCAGGTTATGGTTTTGGTACTGGTCGTTATGGTGGAGAGGCTTTTCCTATAGCATCAAACACATTAGATGGAGCATTAAATAATGACTCTGCTGGAACTGGAGGGTCAGGAACTTCTATTACTCTAGACTCTACTACTAATTTTTCATCCGCTGGTGGAACCGTATTAATAGATAATGAATTAATTACTTATAGTGGTAAAGCTGGAGCAAATCTTACAGGTATAACAAGAGGAGCTTCTGGAACTGCAACAGCCTCTCACAATGATGGGGCAACAGTAATTGAAGCATCAAGCTATTTTGGTTGGGGAGATGCTACAAATCAAGCTGCTCTTACATTAGAACCAGGTAATTGGTCTTTAGATAATTTTGGTGAAATATTAATAGGTACTATCAGAAACAACAAATCCTTTCAATGGAATCCTAGTGCGTCTTCTCCTTTAACAACTAGAGCTACAGTTATATCAGGAGCACCAGAAAAAAGTGTTATGACTTTAGTTTCTGATAGAGATAGACATTTAATTCATTTAGGAACAGAACCAACTATAGCTAGTGGGGTTCAAGATAAAATGTTTATACGTTTTTCAGATCAAGAAAGTCTTACAGATTATACACCTACTTCAGTAAATACGGCAGGTACTTTTAGAATAGATGCTGGTACTAAAATAGTAGGAGGAGTAAACGCTGGCTCTTATAATTTAATTCTTACAAATACTGCTGTGTACACTATGCGTTTTATTGGACCTCCCTTTACTTTTGGAATAGAACAAACTGGTGCCAACTGTGGTTTAATTTCACAACATGGAGTAGTGTCGGTAAATGGTGTAGCTTATTGGATGGGGCAAGCAGGTGGTTTTTATCTATTTGATGGTACTGTAAAAAAGATTCCATGTTCAGTAGAAGATTTTGTTTTTACTACGATTGATGATGGTGATTTAGGGTTAAACTTTGATGCCTCGGACGTTGTTTTTGCTGGATATAATTCTTTATTTAGTGAAATAAATTGGTTTTACCCATCTAAAAACTCAAATCAAATAGATAGAGTAGTTACTTTTAATTACCAAGAAAGATTATGGACAGTTGGATCATTATCAAGAACATCCTATTACGATAAAACAGTTTTTGATAATCCTTATGCAAGTGATTATAACGCAACTGGAGTACCAACTTTTCCTAGTATACAAGGTGTAACAAATATAAATGGAGCAACTACATTGTATGCTCATGAAGTAGGTAATAATCAAGTAAACTCAAGTGCAACTACTCCTATAATAGGAAGTATACAAAGTGGAGATTTTGAGGTAAAATCAGCTGGAGATGGCGTACAAGCAACTGGTGAATTTTTCTTGACCATAAGAAGATTTGTTCCAGATTTTAGAGCACTTACTGGTAACGCTCAAGTTACAATCAATTTAAAAGATTTTCCAAGTGATGCGGAGGCTAGTAGTAGTCTAGGGCCTTTTACAGTATCCTCTTCTACACAAAAAGTTGATACAAGAGCTAGAGCCAGAGCAGCTAATCTTAAAATAGAAAATACAACTACAGATGAAACTTGGCGATATGGTACTTTTAGAGCAGATACACAAATAGATGGGAGAAGATAATGAATCAAAAAACATTAAAAGGAGTAATTGCAGGTTTAGAAAAAGCCTCTAAATTACATAAAAAACAAGCAGGTATTTTAAAAAAGATGATACTTAAAAACCCTAAAAAAACTAGGAAAAAAACAAGTGGCTAAAATAATTACAAACATACCAGATCCAAAAACAGAATATAGTGTAGAGAATCAAAGATTAATAAACTTAGCTTTGAATCAAATAGTGCAAAAATTAAATACTTCTTACCAAGATGATATAAGTAAAGATCAACAATCTTTTGATTGGTTTATGTCATGAGTATACAATATAAAAATATAGGTATTGATTTAAATAGCACTAATGCTATCTCTGTATTGACAGCACCATCAAATGGTAGATGTTTAATTAAACAAATACAATTACACAATAGTCATTCTGGAAATGTTATAGTGACTACCTCTGTAACAAACACTGCAGGTACATTTAAAATTGATTTAAGTACTATAGGTACCAATGCAACTAAGGAAGTAATAACAAAAACACTTGTTTTAGAAGAGGGTAATATTTTAAAATTAACAGCAGATGTCGCAGATAAAATAGAAGGTATAGTATCTTACGCTTTAATAGATCGTTCTTTACAAAATGGTTGATATAAGTATTATACTTATATGAAAACCATAAAATGTGAATCAAAAGAAACTTACAGAAATAAAAAAACCAACATGATTTATGCGTCTAAAGAAGATTCTGAACATGATGTAAACAACTCTAATACCGATACTAAACAAGAAGATATTGTAGTGGATGTAAATATAATGTTACCTCCCGAGGCTTTGAGTTTAATGAGTGGGACTAAAAAATAATGTTTCCTAAAGGGGGCACGGAGATACAGCATCATTTTTTAGATCATTATGTTGACGAAGAGTTATTAAAGAACTTTCAAATATGCACTTCTATACCTGGTAAAATACCTCTTGATAATAATAAAGTAAATATTCTTTGGCAAAAAAATAGTTACGATCAACCTAATATATACCCTTGGTTTGAAGATAAAAACAACCACAACCAGTTTGACTGGTACGTGTTTAATTCACACTGGAACTATGAAAAGTTTAGATACAAGTTTGATATACCCACACACAAATGTCATGTAATTAAAAATGGAGTAACAAATTTTCCTGTTAGAACTCCTTACAAACACGGAGACATGGTACGTATGTTATTTCATGTAACTCCTTGGAGAGGTTTAAATGTATTACTTGGTGCAATGCAACAACTACAAGATTGTAATGTACATCTTGATGTGTTTAGTAGTTGTAAAATATATGGTGAAGAGTTTGAACAAGCAAATGAAGCTAAGTACGAACCTTTGTATGAGCAAGCAAGAAAGTTAGAGAACGTAAACTATATTGGTTACAAAGAACATTCCTTCATACAAAAGTTCATGTACCGCTATCACATGTTTGCTTATCCTAGTACATGGGAAGAAACAAGTTGTAATGCTGCATTAGAATCTATGGCCGCAGGGTTATATTGTATCGTGACTAATTATGGTGCTTTATATGAAACCTGTTCCGAGTTCCCTGCTTATGTTACCTATGATAAGGATTACAAAAGATTGTCTACTGTTTTTGCTAATGCTATTCGTAGTTCAGTAGCCACGCTTCACGAGCCAGAGGTATTTGAGCATTTGCAAATGCAACAAGACTTTATAAAAAAGTTTTATAGTTGGGATAAGAAAAAAATAGAATGGACTAACTTTTTGACTGGAATATTAAATGAAAAAGCAAGAACCCTTGTACACACCTGATGCTAATTGGGTGAGTAAAAAAGATATTAAATTATTTGTAGCTACACCAGTACATAGTGAGGTGTCCATACATTACATGCAATCTGTTTTTAAACTACAAGCTGAGTGTAATGAAAAACAGATACCTATTATGTTACAACTAATGAAGTCCTCATTAATAACACAAGGTCGTAATTTATGTGTAGCAGAATTTTTAAATACAGACTTTACGCATATGTTATTTATTGATAGTGACATACAATTTAACACAGAATCTATTTTTAAAATGTTAAGTAAAGATCAAGAGCTTTTAAGTATACCATATCCTATGAAAAACATTCAATGGGATAAGGTGCTTAATAAATGGAAAGACATACCCGATATGAACTATACACAGATAAGTACGGCTGGTAATAAATACCCTGTTCGTTTAAAAGATAGAGAAGATGATATAAATTGTGTTAATGAAATGATTGAGTTATCTCATTCAATGACTGGGTGTATGTTGCTTAAAAGAGAAGCTTTAGAAAAAATGGTTACAGCTTATTCAGAACTTACTATAAAACAAGAAACTGTTGTAGATGGTAAGACTGTAATTAAATCTAACTTATATAATTTTTTTGATACCTATTATGACACTTCAACAAAAATATATTACGGAGAAGACTTTGCTTTTTCAAGACTATGGACTAAAATAGGGGGTAAATGTATGGCTTTAATTACAGAATACATAACTCATGTAGGGGAATATCAGTACTCAGGAAGGTTAATAGATGAAATGATTACTGTGGGTCTTGATAAGCCAGAGAAAAACAGTTAAACTATAGTAATAAACATTAGGAGACATAAATGGCATTTCCAGT